GTCCGGATTTTCACTATCCATCCAGGCACACATTATTTTAAGATCATCGACATCGGCCTTTGAAACTTCAGCCGCTGCGTCCCATTCAGCATCTCTCGGTGCTTTCGGTGTTCCACCGCTGTGAGCACCCGCATAACTTATCACCCGCTTATTCATTACCTCTACGAGGTATTGAGCCGGGTCACCAGTGTAACCTTTTTGTGCTTTCGCTTCTGCCGATTTTACCGTCCTCAGTGCATTCGGATTTGATCCCACGTTCACGATAGACAATTCGTAAAGTTCAGCCTTATTCGTTACTACTCTCGGCTTCTTCTTTTTATTGTTGTCGTCCATTTCCGGGTATTCTCTCTCTATCGGCATATACCCTACAGATACCGCCTTCAGGACCCCATCATCTACCAATCCATGTATCGTATCAGCAAGTTCATAAATACCTGGTGAAGCGAACCGAACCTTTTTAGCAACAAGTTTCCCGTCCTCTTTTAACACTTTCCCGACAACACCAATTCCCGGAATATCGTGCCTGTGTCCCCACAACAGGATATTGTTTGACTTGTAGTTCTTAATATCCCACCCATCGACCTTTATTATCTCACCATCCCGGTCAATGGTCTCATCACTCATCACAAAGTTATATTCATTCTCACCTGTTTTTTTAATCTCGCATTTTACTAATGCTTTCTCTATTTTAGACATTTTCTCTTTCCCCTCTTTTTTTCTCTCTTTTATTCATTTGTAACCGGTACCGCTATACACCTGCAATTAATAACTTCTGCCGGATCACCCGCCGGATCGTGCGGAAATTGTAATCCGTTATCAAAATACTCATCTACCGACCGCACCTGCCCCTCAAGCATAATATGACTATCACGTACATTCGAATCAAGGCTCGTTGTCCACCGATGTTTTTCAATTCCTGTTTCTTTCATCGTATCGTATCTCGCCTGATTCATAGCTCCGTTTATCTCAGTACGGGCAATGGTTTTTGCCCGATTCTTTGCATTATTCAATACCCCTCTCGCCGCTTCTGCCAGCTTGCCTGCGACCGTATCATACGCCAAACCCTCTCGTAACCCCTCTTTGAGTATAGGTTGCATTGTCGTTAATAACTGCTCTCTTACCGTTTCGTTTATTTCTTTTATCGCCCTGATTCTTTTCGACAACGAATCCATTGCCCGTACATTTGTAAGGCTGAATGTCGTTTCAATACCGACTGATTCAATTCCCAAACCATACGCTTTCTCAAAACTACCCCTGCTTATTTCTTGTATTATAGTATCATATTCCGCTGAAAACAATAATTCATTTACATCATATCCACTTGCTTTTGTATTCCCTTTTAAAATACTTTTTTCGCCAAGTATCTTGCTCAACACATCCTGCCTTATCTTATAAAAGTACTCCTGTAGTTTTTTTGCATATTCATTCTCAATCGGCGTAACCCTGCGTATTAACCGTTTCCATACCTTCTTGCCTTCCGTATATTCCCTGTCAAATATTTTGTCTTTAGTATCTTTAGACTCTTTCAGTTTTTCTGGCTTTTCTGAGCTCTCGTTATTTTGTCTATTGCCCTGCTGTATCTGTAGTGCTTCTGAACCATCCCCTGATATTGGCATCATGTTAATTGTCGTCCACCACTGATCCCGCCACGGTTTATCTTCAAACCCTAACTGTAATCGTTCATTAATCTCATTTGCCGTAAATCCCATCTGCCACAATAACCGGGCATGTTTTATCTTTTCTGTCAGGTTTTCTTTTAATGCTTCAACCTGCTCAAGATCGAACCGCCCCGTTATCCCCGTCAGCTTTTCTCTACCAAAGAAATCAGTCCTTAATGTATCCTCTACCATTTTCATTTTTGGTATGAGGTTGTTCTCGTATAGTTGTATTCTCTGCTCTTTAATGTTTGATTTTATAGATGCATACTCGAGGACTTGACATAACGCCGGCGGTACCATCAACACTGCAAATACTTCTTCTCTCGCCCATTTCCTTTGATTGATATACTCAATGTCTTTCTGTGCAAGTGATATTTGTTCGTATTTCGCACCATGACTCAATACCGCCATTATCCCGGTACGTTTCAGCCCTCGACGCTTCTTTATCCACCGTAATTCAATAGCATCCTTTTCCCTGTCGGTAATTGTTTCTGAAGGTGTCGTGAGAACACCGCTCGGTGTCGCCTGGTTATTGAAGAAGTAATAGTTGAAAGCAGCCGCCGCATAATCGATATGTAACCCAAGCATTGCCGCCGTTAATGGTGACATTCCTCTAAATCGATTGTACGGATTATAGTATTTGAATTGTATTATATCTTCCGGATCGATAAAATCTTTATTCCCTCTAACAGGCTCATATACCCACTGTACGATTTCACCATCCCGTACAATTTCCCGCATATAATCAGGTTCTAATATTCGTATTCTTGTTGGTGTCCGTCCTGTTAGATCACTACGAATTATCCGCCAGAATACTTCGCCCCTTAACGACAACCACAACGGTATACTCTCGATCAAAGCGTACCGATTGTAATAAGGCGCAACGTTGTTAAAAAGCCTCCACAACCACATATATTGACCGCTTTCCTCAATCTCATTCTCACCGTTGTACAGTTTAAAGGGGACCTGCGCCATGTTAATTGCCATAACCTGTATTGCGGCGAATACCCATGAATTGTCAAGGTACGGGTCTTGTATTCTTATGTACTGCGGATAATCCTCTTCGCTCGCCAAACTCAGGAAGTGCAGAAAAGTATCACCCTGCGGCATAACCGTTGCTACCTGATTCCACCCTGCACCAATAGCTTTTATTGCTTTCTCGTCACTTCTTTTAACTTCCTTACTTTCTGAACCCCTGAATATTGTCATCAATTTATCTTTTATTCCCATATCTCTGCCCTGTCATAATTAGATATATATACCATGCGATCTCTCATTATCAAGTTCCATTACCATGTATCTTAACGCATCAGGTCCATGATCATCAACTTTTAGTGGCTCTTCTTTTACGGGTTTTCCTTCTTTCCGCTCTGTCCATCGATACATCCCCATTTCTCTTTTAAGATTAACACAATCCCGGAATATCATCAATCGGGGTTTCCCGTCCTTCCGAACCTTTAATCTTTCCGCTACCTTCTGTATACCAATCTGTACATCCTTCTGCGCCGGCCGTGTATTGATTCCGTATTTTTTCAATTCCGCATTATCTTGTGCATCATGGTCAGCAACACTGAATATGTATTCTCGAGGATGTTTTCCCTTCTCATCCTTCCATCCATCCTGGTACGCCATTCTGTATAACTTCTTTGCATGTTCCCTGATCAATGTCTGGTTCTTATAATATTCTCGGTAGATATACAGTCTCCCGTCCGGATCAACAGCACCCCATAAGGTAACAAATGGATTCGTATATCCCCAGTCAATACCGATTACCCGTTGCCACTCATCGGGTATCTTAAACGGGTCAACAATATGTACTTCCGGATTCCAGTCCTCATACACAAGCCCTTCAGCGGCAACCCATAACCCTTTGATTCTCCGGTCATACCATACACCGCTTGGTGTCGACTTTTTAAGATTCTCGATATATTCCGCAGTTAAAAACGTGTTATCCTCTAACTGAAAATGCCACGCCTTTATTCGCTCCCGACCTGTTTGTAGTTTCTCACCCGACCGATTGATATAATTAATCTTTATCGGATGCTCAGGGTAATCCGGGTTCATATCCCAGAATATCCTGTACCCTTCACCGCTCGTTCTGTCGAACGCTTCATTTATCGTATTCGAGTTCTGCAATGTTACCTCAGTACCATACCATCCATACGAGGTCAAACCCGTCATATGTTTGTAACTATCGCCTTTATCAGCACCAAAGCAATTTACTCTATTACCATACAGCTCGAACCTGTTGTGTTGATCTAACCTTAACCTTATACCCCATCTTTCCGACCACGGCTTTATAACGTTTCTTTCAATCGATCCAATTGTATAACCGGTGATAATATAGTCAACGTGTTTGTATCGTTTCTCGGCTATATGTATATTGAACAGGTCGATATTGATAATTGTTTTACCAGACCGAACCGCACCCTCGCATATTGTAATAAGCGGCTTATGCCTGTTCTCGTGCCGGATGATCTGTTTCTGCTTTTCAGTATAATCCACATCAATTTATTCTTTATTTAATATTCCTGAACGCTTCAATCGCTTCCTCAAGTTTATCATTGATTTCTATTCTCTGAGTAGGCATACCATCGATATATTGCATCACTAACTTTACACATGTCGGATCACCTTTAATTGCACGTTTAATCACGGTATTAGCAAAAATCTCAAGATAGGTCTTTTTCAGTTGAGGGTCTTTTTCTTGAATTATCTGTCGTATTTTGTCGGTTATTGTAAACTCTTTTTTAGGTCTACCTTTGCGGTTAATTCGAGGATCACCTTTTACAAACTGTCTTGGCATGTTACAACCTTGTTTGTTTACTGTTTATTAATTGTTTTACTGATAGTACTATTAGTATATAACAATATAATAATTATAGCAACAATTTTTTAATTGTGTAGATTAACCGTTAATAATAGCCCGCTGCTTGTTATTGACAGCGGGCTTTTGAGTACACTACTACTTACATCTTCTTCCTCAGGTAAAGGCTCTTCTTCCCCCTTTAGTTGTATTTCAACAGGCGCCAGCCACCGGCATGGCGTTAATCCTGTAGGTATTGCTTTAATCTTTAAATTCGGTTAAATCTATATCACCTATACACCAAGTAATTTTACAATCCGGGCAATACCAATTAGTTTGCTCAAATTGCATAACATCTATTTTGGGAATTTCATCTTCTGATAAATCTAAAACACTATGACTGATTTCTCTATCACATTCAGGACAACATACAATTAAGTTAATTTTCATTTCTTATGCCCCCGTGTTAATCCTGTTATAAAATAATATCAAACTCATGATCTCTTTCTTTTCCAATAACTCCACAATCCATTAGGATATGGTTCCCATAGATCTTTTTCACTAGCCTTTATAAAATTACATTCATGAATTCCAATTAGCGCTGGACTAATAAGCCATCCTCCAAACTCTATGTCCCAATATGGATCACGATCAAGCTCAAAAGCGTTTTGTGATGCATAAGCGCTAACTAGTATGTCTCCTTTTTTGAATCTAGGTTTAGGTCGAAACTCCTCTTTTACATCTTTCCCTAATTCGTTGTCGGCTTTAATCAGTTTTGAAGGATGTATCTTTGATAAAGAAATTATTGTGTCCCTAGTATTATCCATCAGATTTCCTCCTCATACCTAATCTATCAAACTTTGTTTTTCTCATTTCTTATGCCCCCATTCCCATGTAAATTGTATAAACCAAAACCCCAAATCTATAATTATGTGAAAGTGTTGAGGATATTTTTCACTCATTATTACGAAACCAAAGCTAAACAAATCTGGCCAATACAAACCAAATTCAATTAATTTTTTTGCAAGTACTTTCATTTCTCATGATCTTTTGGAATTGTTTTTTCAGCCACTCCTTGTTCATATAGCCTCTCCGTAGTGACGTTCACCCGTGCTGTACCGATTCCTTGCTTTCACTTCCCTCGGCATTGAGCCACGTGGGGCTTCATGATCATCGCCATATCATCACTCATTACCTTGCCTCCATATATCAAGTGCATAGCCAATAGCCTCTATTGCACAATATTGATCCCAAACCTCGCCACTTTTGCTTTTGAAGCCCATCCACCAAGCGCACTTATCCTCGATACAGTAATGATCATATAATTCCGAATTAGTTGAAAACATCGGGCAAACCTTCTTTTCTTTCTCTTGTTTGCTCATCCTGTCATCCTTTTTCTCTCAGTATTTAATTGGCGCTGCGTCTATAGCCACATACTATACAATACCCATCTTTCCCGTAGATATGTTTGTTTGATGCTATGATCCCCCCTTCCCAGTCCGGATAATAACACTTCTGTTCCATTTCAATGGACAGCAACGGATACAAAAATGCATTCGGCGTGTACCATCAGGAAAATCCACCTTGTATCCTCTATCATATTCACCACCACAAATCGGGCAGGTAAACCAGCCTGTATTTTTAGTAGCTCTCATCTATTCGCCTCAAAAAAAGCCTGTGCAAAGTGTGGCGGTGTTATGCTTCGTAATGTTTGTCTGTTTTCTGTGTCTTTATATATTATATCACCAATACTTCTTATTTTCTTTAATTTTTGCATACTTTTCCACAAGTCTAATTTCTTGGGTAGATTGAAATATCCCCAGATACATGTTTTTTTTGAGTACTCATCACCGTATTCATAGGGCTGAAAAATTAAAATTGGGTGCCCCAGAAACCAATTAAGCATCCCGTAGGGATTTTCAAGTGCCCAAAATTTCAAAGGTGGTTTTTTTTGATTCGGATTTTTATAATTATACTGGCATTTCCAAATTATATTAAGACACGCTATTATTAATTCCATACCCTCCTCTAAATCGCGTGGTTTTTTAGGATGTGTTCTGGCAAAACTAAACATTGTACAGGGGGGAGCTGCAAGAATACCATATACCTCATCCGGTGGATTATATTCTCTCACGTCATATTCCGGCAGGGTTATTAGCCTAACATCATAGCCAGCCTTCCTGTATGGCTCGCTCCATGCCCCAGTCCCTCCACACAAATCAAGTATTATTTTATGTTCAGTAGCCCTCATCAGATCACCTTCCTCCAAGTATCTCTTTCTGTACCCACTAAAGTTTCAATTCCTTCTTGAGCTCTGCGACATCTTTGAATAATTGTTGTCGTTCACGTTCCGCCCACGGTTCATCGATATCGGCGTAGTTGTTTTAATATCACATGCTCCCTAGTTTTTTTACATTCATCTATCAATTTTTCAATTATAACCTCATTCGAAATCGATAATCGTATAGCTGCTTTAGGAACCTTTACATATCCTAGCATTGCAAAAAATAATCTCATATTTTTATTCCTGATGTCGTACTCATCATTGCACATCGGGCAAACGAATCAGAATGTGCTTGAAATAATCAAAGCCATTAAGTTCGGTCCATTTTCTTTTACAACATTTACATTTTTCTCGATTTCGCAACCCATATTTTTTATTAGCATTAAGCCATTGTTCGATAGTGCATAATGGCCTACTGGCAAATTTTTTGATGTTTATATTAACTGTTTTAATTTCCCTCCAGCCCGTTTTTGTTTTTTCAGTTTTCATTTATCTTCCTGTATCACGATTCCATGTTATGATTATCTTTTATTATTTTCTCATTAATGCTAGTATGACATCAATACTCATTCGCTCATTCGCATATCTTCAATTTCAAGCTGAGGATTATCCTTGCGGAGCTCGTCAATTCTTTCCTGGGCTGATTTCAACTGACGCTCAAGGCTCATCATTTCCTGTTGCGCAAGAGTAAGATTATGGAGCTCCTCAAGGCTTTTCAGCATGTTCTGTTTGTGATCCTCAACAAGCTGTTCAGCCTTTGCCTGCAGATCCTTTGCAACTATAACAGGATCTTCTCCCTCATCCAATGTCGCTTTCAGTGTTAAATGTGGTTTAAGATTGGAAAAGTTCTCATATGGATGGTTAAAGGTACGACCGGCACTTACGCTAATTTCTGTGACTTGCATATATTCCTCCTAATATTTTATAGTTCTTCTTTTTTATCGCTTCCCATTATTTAAACAGATACGGCAACTTATATGCTTCTTGTATTAACTGCACTGCCCTCTCAGAACCTTTGCTAAAAAAATGGAGGAGGAGGGTTAATCCGATACCTGCGAATATACCCGACATTAAAAACATCCTATCAAAATGCGGAGTATTCTCGTGTACCTTCCGACTCATCAAAAAAGATACAAATATCCCCAATACTGATATCAGCAGACAGCCCCATGCTGTTATCGGCTCACCGATCATATACAACTTTATCATAATCTTTAACGGTGTCATAATATACCCCTTTATTCGTACATGTCCTTGTACGTGTTCTTGTACATGCACCTGTCGCCCAGTTTTTTACACCATCTTTCAATGTCTGCCAGTTCAAGTAAAACTCTTCCTCATCGATTACTTTAAACGGATTCCACCTGCCCATGCCAAGTGACCTGTGCCGCGTTTCTCTGTTATACCAACTTATACATTCTTTGCAATATCTATTTAGTCCATCCTTTCTTCTTTTATCAACGGTAAACTCCGAAATGTCTTTATATTTACCACAATGTTTACACAACTTCTTTTTACATTGTTCTTTTGTGTGCTTTTGTTTCATAACTATCCCCCCATCATTTCATTATTCTGTTATTACAATTTCACTATCTTTCATTTGGTCTTTGTACCAGTTTTCAACTGTCAATTCGGCAATAGCATCCGCAACTTCTCGACGTAAAATTCCCAAATCTTTAAATGCTTTCACCCACTCGTCAAAAATCTTTAGTTTTAATCTCATCGGTAATCTGTCATAATCCATTTTATACCCCCCTTCCATTTTTGGTATCGCAAGCCAATAATCAATAGCTTCAGTATGCAACCATTTTCTTTCATTCTTTAAAAACCAGTGAGGTTCAGCATTAGAAACATATACGTCATTAGAAACATATACTGCAATATCCATATACTTTCCCCACATAATAAGATATTCACCTTCCTCGTCCGGTAACTTCCCGCCATCTTTATCATTTTTTACCCATCCCGGCAATTTTT